GGCTGCATGGGGAGAATGTGTTGGATCAACAAGAAGAAGATATGCTCAAACTAGAGATGTAACTATTACATATGCAGATTGTACTACATCAACCTATAGTGAGCCATTCTACCAAGCAGGAAGGTCAGGTCCTTGGGAAGAAAATGAGGCCTGTACACCAGCATTTACATTTACTCCATTTTCGGTATTTACATTTACACCATTTACAGTATTTACATTTACACCTGTAGCCAAACCATCGTGTACTGGAACAATAACAAATGCCAACTCTTATACCTGCGCAGAACTTGGAAGAGTCCTACTTGGTGGATATAATGACTTTAATATAGCAGCAAATCAGCAATGCTGTGGAGCACTAATTGAGGCATTCTCAGTATTTACATTTACACCTTTCTATGTATTTGGTTTCTCACCATTCTCAGTATTTACATTTACACCTACCGCACCAGCATTTACATTTACTCCAGTATTTACATTTACACCTACAGCACCTACCTATCCAACACTTTTATCTGGATTCCATTTGTGTGCACAGGGAGATGTTCCAAACCCAGCAAGCCCATGCTACCAAGCAGATGTTGGCGTTAAGTGTGTAGATGGAGGAGCATCAGGTGCTTCTTGTACAGATCCAAATGCCTTCTCATTTACACCTACATTCTCATTTACTCCAACAGCAGCAGCCTTTACATTTACTCCAGTTGCAGCAGCCTTTACATTTACTCCAACATTTAGTGTGTTCGGATTCTCACCAGCACGTGGCCCAGGATACTACTCACTTGGACCTAAGACTAAAATTAGAATGGCTGATGGTAGCCTAAAAGAAGCACAAGATATTGTTGTAGGAGATGAACTCTTATCTGTAAATTCAGGTGAAATTTCTCAAACAGATGCTACGACTGTCTCACTTCTAACTTGGTCAACAAATGATGATGTTATATTTGAAAATGTTACAACAACTGTTAATAGCGTGACTAGACATACAACAGAAAAGACCTATAGAATTAATGGAGATGCTTTTAGTCCTAACCACGTAATAATGGTTAAGCGCAATGAAGAAACTCTATTTGTATGGTCAAGAGATGTTGTTTCTACAGACCTAATTAGGGACTACCTTGGAAACTGGGTATCAATTACAGAACTTGAAATGCTTGAGTTCCCAGTTGAAGTAATATCTATAAACTGTGAGCCGTACGATATATACTTTACAGAACATGCCTTGACACATGATGGCAAGCAATGGTATGATATTTCTAATACAAATTAGGAGAAAAAATGAAAAACAAATTTGATCAATGGATAGAAAACCTTGGAGATACAAGGCCTTGGGATTTTATTAATCCAAATACAGAGTATGCTCATAAAAATGTTGCAGACCAAAGATATGACATATGCAAATCCTGCCCAAATCTTTTAGCCACTAAGCAATGCAATCTATGTGGCTGTTTTATGGTTGCTAAGTCAAGGCTTTTGCATGCAACTTGCCCAGCAAACAAATGGCCTACTTAGGAAACTTGCTCATCCACATTCTGGTCTTTGGCGTAATTCCCTTCCAAGAAGACCAATCGTCTCCACCATTTGTCATATAGTATGCAATTTCTGCATTCTTGACGGGATTGAATAATTCCGCATTAGAATCAAGATCAAACTTATCTCTACGATCAGGACCAAGGGAGTCTATCATATTAATTTGAAACATACCATAAGATGAGTCTCCAGTCTTATGATTGCCATTAAATGCCAATGGACGACCATTGGATTCTTTCTTTGCTACAGCCCAGGCAACTACAAGGTCTCTGCCTTTAAAGCCTACTAAAGAAAGCAGTTCTTTTAATTCTAAATCAGTAAGAGATGTCTTATTTTCAAAACTCTCTAACTTTTTTGCCTTAGAAACCAAAAAAACCTCTTTCGAGGTGTTTCCTTGCGTCTGAGCCTGTTCACTCTTTAAATCATTGTTTGGCGTAGCATTGGCAATATTAGCAAAAACGCCTAATAAAGACACAATACTGAGTATGCTAATGATTACCTTTTTATCTTCAATAAATTTCATCATAGTTTCCTCCTTAGAAAACAATAACACCCTGGTAGGTGTTACTACCTAGTATAACATAATTTTGAGCCAAAAGTCAAATCTGGGTGTATAATAATTTTATTATGACTACATACGCTAATTCAGGCACGGGAATTAAATATCCCCTTGAAAACTCTCCAGTAAACGTTCATGGAGACCTTAAAAAACTAGCAGAATCTTTGGACCTAATATTACCAGCATACGGAGTATCATATTTTCAAATTAATGTAACAAATAGCAGTTTAGCAACAATTGGTGCAGGAGTTCCAGTATACACAACTGGTTACAGTTTGTCTAAGTCAAAACCAACTATTGCAAAAGCGTTGCCATCTACAACAGCCCCAATACTTGGTTTATTAAAAAATAATACAGCATCTGGAGCAGATGGTATTGTTGTTGTTGCTGGAGTTATGGAAGGCGTTAATACTCAAAGTTTTTCAGCAGGACAAGTTCTCTATGTTGGAGAGTCTGGGGGATTAACAAATATCAGACCTTCAAATGGATCAGCAGCAGTAGGTATTGTTGCATATGCAGCAGTAGAAGGAATTGTAATAGTAGAAGCAAAAGGAAACGGTACCTGGGGAGCACTCAGAGACGGTTTGTCGTGATATAATAACAATATGGCAACTCTAAGAGGATCTCAAACATCATACGACATAGGTAACAAACCTCCTACAGTTATTTGGACTGTAGTTCGTGGAGATACTTCTGGATTTAAGGTTTATGTAACAGATGATGCAAAAGTCCCGCTAATTTTAAAGGGTGTTGGATCTGAATGGGATATTGCTATGAAGATTAAGAGACCTACTTCAACCCCTGGAATTATTACAGATAATGCTACAACAGTAATGGCATTGCATCCAGTAGCAGATGAAGATGACCTAGTTGGAGAGTTTACAGTTTGGCTTACAGCAGAAGAATCTAATGTCTTGCAGACAGGAGACATCTTTGATATTCAGGTTAGCGACCCAACAAGAGTCTGGACAGTTTGTCAGGGTAGCATGATTATCCTTGAAGATGTAACAGATTAATGGCAACAGCAGTAATACTTGATAACCTAAAAAACAAAACAGAACGAATCTTTCCTATTGACTACCCAGTAATTCAGGTAGAGGGGTTTACAAGAGACTCAGTAATAACTGAGATACTTCCATTTAGAGTAAAGTTTTCAGCCATTCAGGTTGTGGCTATTGGTTTGGGAAATACCCCCGCAATTCCTTTACAGGTTATTGGGTATAGCAACTACATTCTTTAATAGTCTTATTAAAAGGGATGATATAATCACCATATGGCTAAAATATCAATTTCAGATGTAAAGGGCCTATTCCAAACAGGAGATAGACCTACTCAAGAAAATTATGAAGACCTCATTGACACCCTGTCGGCTCAGACAACAGATTTAGGTTCAGCAGGTAACAATGAAAATACAATTAATGGTATTGAGAACGTAACTGTAATTGATAACTTTGACGCCACTGTATGGCGCATGGTCAAGTATATTGTTTCAATATCAAAGACCTCTGCAGGGGACAATAAGTTCTATGCAACCGAATTAACAATTCTTGTTGACGGTACAAATGTATCAGTCAGCGAGTACGGCACTATCGACAATGATGGGAATATTGGCACCATTGATGTCTCTCGCACTGGAAATACCGTGGCTTTAACAGTCACTCCAGATCCTGCGATCAAGCCAGTCACTGTACGTTTTGCACGTATGGGACTTAAGGCATAACTAAGGAGATATAAAAAATGGCAACAGTAAATAAAGATTTTAAAATTAAGAGTGGTCTGATTGTTGAAGGTACAACAGCGACAGTTAACGGTTATGACGTTCTTACAAAGAAGCAGGCAGATCAAGATTACGTAGTTAATCTTATTGGTGGTACAGCAACATCTGCCAACGAAGCAAATAAGGTTGTAAAGCGTGATGCTTCAGGCAACTTTGCTGCAGGAACAATTACAGCAGACTTAACTGGTCAAGTATCAGATATTTCAAACCATGACACTGGAGATCTTGCAGAAGGTACAAACCTTTACTTCACAAATCAAAGAGCACTTGATGCAACTAATGCTGCATACGATGCAGCAGGAACTGCAGCAACAGAGGCAGGGTATGTAGCAGGAGATCTTTCAGATCACGAATCAGATACATCTGTACACGGTGTAACTGGTAACGTAGTAGGAACATCAGACACACAAACATTAACAAACAAGACTATTGGAGATACACT